CAGGTCGACGTTTTTATCACCTCGGAGTAAGGTTTTACATTTTTCACAATCGAGGGTATTCCCAAAGCACTCCATTCCGTAAATTTCACTTCGGACTTGAAAGAGTTAAACCGATCATCTTTGAGAGGTATAATTGCAACATCAATATCTAAGCTTTTTAATTGGAACGGGTGTGCCTGAAACTCTATCCACGGTACAAACCTAATCCTGTCGTGCTTCTTTAACAATCTTCTGTAATCATTACCTATTACATAAAACACAACGTCCTTATCTTCTTGTACTAGCTTTTCTATGTCTGCCAACACTTCGATTAAGTCCATGTCGTGGTTGTTTCCTCCTGCCCAAGCTATACGAAACTCGCTACCTTTGCTTTTATTCTTAAGTTCTACATCTGGATATAATTGCGGATTAAAGTAATTTGGCAACACTCTAACGTCTTTGTGTACCTTCTGTAGTTCTTCCTGTAAAATCGGAGTCGTAACCGTTATTACGTCAGCCAGCGATATTCTCTCCTCTATATCTACAAGCATCCTCCTGTTTCTGAACATATCAAATCCATCTACACCGTTCAACCAAACCCATTTGCCCGTACTATCTTGTACCTCACTCTGTCCCCAAATCTTATATAAAGAACTGTAGGGATTTAATTCAAAATAGTTATCGTCAAAATCCAACACTATTCTCTTTTTCTCTGATTTCATTAATCGCATTGCCTCAAGATTGGTCAATGGTCTACATACGACAACGCCTGCACCCTCGACTAACTCCACTACTTTTTCGTTACTTTCCGTTCCCTCAATCAATCTCGTATCGCATTTCCCCTTAATTGCGTTTAATGGTTGCCTTATTCTGTACCATCCACAACCTCCCCTATCGGCATTGAATCCCAAGATGTTCATAACTTGTGTTTATCAACTAATACTAACTGTCGTAAATCGTCGTCTGAAAAAAACACCTTCTTGAAATATTTTAAATCTGTCCAAACCTCAGGGCCGAACACGTTGGTTATCATCTGGTGCGTATAGGGAGGAACTGAAGCTATAAGTTTATTGTATCTCTTTTTAGTCCATCCCCCCGTAAAGTAGAATTCTTCCTTTTTCTTCTTCAACTCCTTCTTAAACTCAGGGTCGTTCAACTCCCAAATCACCTTTTGCTTGAACTCCCTGATTAAATTCTTAATTACAAGCTCCGTCATTTCTTGCTTGTCTATGTACTTTGTTAAATCCATTAAAGCTAATAATTAAAAATTGAACGAGGGGGAATTCCACCCCCTCAATTCGAGTTTAGGAGGTACTTAATCCTGTAATCTTACCAGATGATTTCTCATTTAGTGCGACTAAAGTTAATTCACCTTCAACAACTCCAGGTATGAAGTTACCAGTTTTTGCAACGTCATTATCTCTTGCAATTGGTCTCAAAGTAGCTGTCTTCCACATATCACTTTGCAAAATCCAAACCTCGCCAGTTGGCATTAACCAATCATATTTAACCTTGACAATACCGAAATCACTTTCGTATATGTCGACAGGTCTAACTAGTTTCTTGTCCTCTGCCATAATGTTTCTTGTATTGCTTGTGAACGCAGATATTTGTCTCTTTTGAAAGCCATTTACAAAAGCCATGTCAGGATTTCCACCCTGTGCCTTAATGCTTTGCATACAGTCGTTAAACATGGTCTCAGTTAAATCTTCTGCCCCTGTTCCCGTTCCTGTTTCGTTGGTTGTGGTAATCCATCCGCCGACACCCTTTAACTCCCTGTCTCCAGTAGAGGTGTCATCAGATCCACTATTACCAGTTCCGTTAATATACGCATACTCAACATCTCTCGCAATCTCCTTGAGTGCGTTGGCTAATCTGTGAGCGAACTCACTTTTAATCCCTGCAATCTCAACTGACTCTTGAGTGTCTGTAATTGCGAATGTCTTTCGGAATATCTGGGTATAGTTACCTGCTCTAGTTCTTGCAGTTGGTTTACTATATGAATAAGTTTCACCCTCTGCATGAATGTTGGTTGTGGGTGTAGCTAATGTTTCAGTCATCCACTCTACATACCTTGATTTCGCTGTTGCTTTTCCAAACGTTGAAAACATAGGTGTGTCTAATGGGTTTACTTGCGTAACTACATCCATTAAATCTTCTCGTTGCCCTCCGACATCATAAGTCGTAAAGGCTGTGCTTGCTGCCATTTTTTCAATATGTCAAATTATTTGTTAGGTGTGACATATTTCTCTAGATAACTTTCCCAATCTCCAGACTTCTTTGCGTTTTCGAAATCTGCCTTCTTAACGTCCGTATTCGAACTCATAGGAGCACCTTGCCTTTCGGTAAACGGTGTACCCCTCTTTTGTTTCGCTTTATTGTCCGTTAAGTTGTCCAAATACATGACCTTGTAAGCCTGCTCAGGGTCAGAGATGCCAGTTTTGTCCATAAAATGAGCAACCTTTTGTGCGTCAAATTTTGGATTGCCATCTTGTCCATTGTAGGTCTTCTCAAGTCCTTGCATTTTTCCAACAAATTCACGTTGTGCAAACGTCATATTAAGCTTCTGGTCAACCAGTCTTTCAACTGTTTTAATTACATCTTGAGCTGGAAAGTATCCCATCTCACGTAATTGCTGGTCAGCTTGTCTTAACACGGGGTCCTGAATCTTGGGTTGGTTTTGAGAAATAAGTCTAAGCATACTTTCCGCCAGTTCAGGATTAGATTGTAACTTATCCCAAAGCTCAGCCTTCTGCTTTGCTTCTTTAAGTTCGTTAACCTTCTCCGAAAACCTTTCGTAAGGTACACTTTTAGGAGCTTCGTTATGAATCTCCTGCCCGTCCGTACTTTCCCCTTGACCGTCATTAACCGCTGACGTAGCGTTGTCAGGTTGTACTTCTGGTTGGTTGTTTCCTACTGTCGAGGTAGTAGAGGTGGTCTCCTCTATGCTTGTGTCTGCGACACCTGCTACGACTTGATCATCCTCCATGCTTATTACCCACATTTTAACGGCTTCTGTGCCGATCGGGTTTCATAATTTATATCTCTAAAATACCACACTTTTAATCTTTATGCAATAGGCATCTCCGGCACCGGTTCGCTTTGTGCCTCTACCATTTGCTGTGCTAATATCTGAGGTTTCAACTCCTCCTCAATTAATCTTTCCTCTATCTCGTCACTATTCAAACTTAGATTTTCTAGTAAGGTTTTCCTATCTACATCCTTACCCATTCTTAATTGCATCAACAATTCGTTTCTTGCCTGTCTTGTAAATGCGATGCCGGCCTCTATCGACACCCTAACATCTGCTAGTTTCGGTATCTTGTACACCTTCACCTCCTCCTGTTCCACCCCACTCTCGGTCTCATTCATTACAACTATTCCTTTCTGCGAAGTACCCTCACCGCCCATCGCAATAATGCCACTCTCATCTTGATACATCTTAACAACATCGTAATACTTGTATCCCATCTTTAATAACTTTTCCCCTAATTGGCTTTCTGCCTCTTGTACGTTGTCTAAAATATCAGACAAATTATTCATGGCGTTCATAACCAACTGTTCTAAAGCAACCCCAGCTGTCACTCCTGTCGGAGTGGCACCCATAAATGCTTCATGACTAGCCCCTATTTCCGAATACAGACCCTCCAGCAACTGTAACTGATTAAACGGTGTGCTAGACATCGGAACCATTGGCATCGCTTCGAACCTTGCTCCTCGTGGAACTTTGATAATCTGAGCGTGTTCATTGGTAACTGTTCTTGTTCTAACGTTCTCATCTGCTATATATTTACCCTTAGAGAACACGTCGTTGTAATGCAGAATGTTTCTGTGCAATTGATTAATAGCCTTCTGTAACGGAACCAAATGCTTAACCCATCCTTCACCGTAAATTTCACCCGGATTAATGTCTGCCTTCATTACAACAAACGGTAACTCATCTAAGTCCGTTTCCTCATGTCTTAACAACCTACCGTCACAAGTCGTGATAACGTGTACCTTCCCGTCTATCATGCACCACGCCTCATTTACTAATAAGGCTTCACCCTCACCACCACTGCCATATACCTGACTCAGCATCTGGTCTTTATATTCACTCTCGGCAAATTTGGATTCACCCTTCAAATCCTTAGTGTTCTCGTAGTTCTTATTGGCCTGTAATTCCGCAACAGTTCGCTTAACTACCTTAATCGCATATTGAGCCTCATCAATACATCCAGCGTCAGGGTCAATATAGAAATCAAACGGGTCAACTACCTCTACCCAAACTTCACCCTCTCCATTACTCGCATCAGGGTCATATCCATATTGAAACACCCCTATAGAATAAAGCAGGGCAAACGTTACCGCTTCCTTAATCTTCATTTTCATTCCCAATTTGTCGTAAAGGATGGTCAAATACCTGTTCAAGACTCCCGTGTCCCTTCTTCCCGAAGTAAACGAAGGCAAACTCTCAACAGTCCAAACCGGTGCCGACTTGGTAATCGCACCCCTGATTAATCTTACCGTTGGATATATCTTATTAATGTAAAAAGTGTCCTCCTCGGTATCTACCCATACAATACTGCCCGTCTTCCTGTCGTACTTAAGCTGTGTCCATCCCTTGTAATTAGCGTAATTTATCATCCATTGTCTGTCAATCTTGAAAGACCTGAATTTCTTCACGTCCTCTAGTTTATCTTCTACATACTTAACCCAGTAATCAGAAGACTTTGTTTCCTTTTTCATTTATATTTTAAAAAACTT